TTCAGGATCAATTATGAAAGTTGCTCTATAACATACTCCATTCTCCTCGTCAACTATTCCTAGTTCATGAGAAAGCTTTAGACCGCAGTCGGCCGCTAGAATATGTCTAATTTCTCTAATAAGAGCATTGTCTTTTTTCCAAGCAATTTTGCAAAATTCATTGTCTCCACTTACACCAATAACATCAGCTTCGACATCTAAAGTGTCCATTGCTGCTATCTCGGTAGGACAAATGAAAGTGAAATCTTTTGGGTAGAAATACATTACTGTCCATTCGTTCAGTAATACATCTACATCAATGATGTCATTTGTTTCATTTACACCTTGCATAGAAAAGTTTGGAAATGTATCTCCTACTGTTAACATAATTATCTCCTAAGTAATATCAAATTCTTCTGAGACTGTTTCGTCAGGAGTAGAGTTACTAGCTCCTTCACGTAGTCTGTCAAGTAGTTCTTTTTGTGCATCCGCTGTTGGGCGAGTAAGTACTTCGTCCATTGACTTAAGTTCTGCGATGAGTTCCATCTCAGCATCGTCTAAAGCTCTAGGTTTGCATTTAAGAGCCTGTAGTTGATATTCAACATTGTAAGCCATTGGTCCAGTCTTAACTCTCTTAAAGTAAACATCCCAACCAGTTACTGGATCAGTTGGATCACCAAGATCTTCTGCTGCAACCATTATCTGCTCGAGTAATTTTTTCTTTAAGTTTAGTACTTTAACTTTTCCATCGTGGATACATTGGATCGCATAAGACCAACCACATTTAAGTTCAGGATGATACTCTCTCACCCAGTCTTTTTCTTGGTTAGTAAATGCTTCTGCGTCTCTATCGAATGATAGACACTCGAATGGTAAATTCTTACCGTTTTCGCCTTTCAACCAGTAAACATAGCGAGGAAGCATATCCCCAACCATTCTTACTTTGTTGTCGCCTTCGACATATTGATAACTGTCGATTTTATTTTTTTGGGCTTCGCCCTTGGTTTGATTAAATTTTATTGCCATTTTAATTCCTTTAAAGTGATTTCTTCAAACAAAAAATGTATTCTGTCATTTTCTATTCGTAGTAATCTATTGTTTTTAATACTGTCCTCGTTCCCTGTAAAGTGAAGGAGGTCTAATGTGGTATCTTTATTTTTCTGATATTCAAAATAATTACGCAAAGACGCGATACCTGCATATTGTGCAATCTCGCCATCTGAATATCTCCTACGCTGAATGAATAACGCCTCTGGGTTTACTAGGAACGAATCCCCATGAAAACTTTTAGTCCAGAATTTATATATTCTATCATGTCTATTCACTGGTGGTAGCTTATAAGTAAGTATATGAAGTATTGTCAAAATATCTTTGACACTCCCTTTGCTTTCCCTTTTTACTTTTTCCCAATTATAGAATAACATATTATAACAAACTTTTAACTCCGTGTCAAGATATATTTTTTCATGCTATACTTCAAAAACTTCATAGCCCTGTCGCATATAATATCCCCTTCTTGCCGAAGCCTGCTTTCTAGCAGTTCGACCATGTAAGTTAATATCTACTACTTTAGGCTGTTGTTTTCCGTCATACATTCTTATTACTCGCCCAATTAACTGTGTGAGCAAAGGCTCATTGTTTATGGGCGTCCCTAAAATGAGACAACTAAGGCAATCTAAACTGATACCTTCTGAGAAGATACTTTGTGTTCCAAATAGAACATCTTTGTCAGTAAAGATTTCCTTAACCATCTCTGCTCTCTGCTGGTGTGGAATATCTCCAGTTACGCAGATTGCATTGTCTCCTACGAGCCTTGCACAGCTCTTTAGAAAGTCCACTCTATCGGCTACTACTAGAACTTTATGACCTTTTGCTGCATAACTTGCGGCAAGTATACCGATCATGTTTTGGTATTCCCAATCAAAAGCAAGATTGTTGACTCTTGTAGCCCAGTCAACATTGCCATCCATGAAACGAATACCAGAGTTTATAATATCTACACTTGGTGTAAGATAATTTTCTTTTGGTGGTTTAAAAACAGTACTCGAAAAGTAATCACGAAAGACTACATGTCTTCCATCTTTTCGTTGCAAGGTTCCTGTTAAACCAATTTTATGCTTTGCTTTAGAAGCATCAATAATTCGTGTAAAAGTTGGACTACTTACATGATGCATCTCATCAAGTATAATAGTACCGAACTCTTTTGTTATTTTATCGATATTTCGATACAAAGTTTGCACATTTCCAACGACAAAAGGGGAATCGATCTCAAACTTCCCTGAGCCAATCACACCCGCCGTAACCCCGAAAACTTTTTGTACTTCTTTTTCCCACTGTCCTCTTAATGCTAAAGTGTGAGTAACAATTAAAGTTTTCTGTTGTAGTTTATTTGCGATAGCTAACGCAGTAAATGTCTTTCCCCAACTTACCCAAGCGTTAATTATACAACTGCCTTCGACTTCATCATATACAGACTGTTGAGAGTCTCGTAAAGTAAACTTAAAGTCAAGAGGTTCAGTTGGTATCTCAACACGCTTATCAACTATCTCATAATCGTTTGGAATTAAATCCGTTCTCCCGATTGGTAAGGTCACTAAACCTGCTCGTACTACGCCCATATTCTTAATGATGATAGGCGGATCTGTAGGTCTACGAGGCGGTATACTGTATGTGAGTTCTTTATCGAGATACTCTTGGTACTCGTTAGTGCACTCTATGTATATTCTGTTGCTTAATACTGCCTTCATTGTGTCCTTGTTTATGTAAAAACTCTAAAGGGCGAACCAAGGTATATGGCTGGGAGAATCCATAAAATTTAAAATTATGGTCGCCCTTCGAGTTAATTATCTAAAATAATTTAAAATGTCCTCTAAGTTTGCATTGATGACTACGCACTCGCAATGATTCATATATGCATCATCGGTATCGTCTCTGTATCTTTTCGATAGAAAGTCATACCTATGATGCCCATTTATAATATAGTATTTTCCAGCTTTGGCAGGACATACTTTTATTGGGTTTCTATAAAATCCACCGCTGAGACGCATTTCCATCTTCTTGGCAACCTTAGGATCTCTGTCTTTTTGTGTGGGTAACAAGTCTACATAGCGTATACTTTTTACTGTAAAAGAAAAATCAGATCGTTCAATATCCGTCATATGCACTTGTGGCATATCTTTTCTCATGTATATCATTAGTCATCCAACCCAGGAACGTAACTGTCGTTCTTTTCGTTGTATCCATAAAAACTTCCTTCTTTTTCTAAGTCTTTGAAAGGTCTGTATAAATCTTGCCATTGTTCCTCCATCCAGTCCCAAACATAATCATCTAACCTTTCGGCAGGTACACAATCATACTTTTCATGATAGTCATACTGATCAAATTCCTGATCATCCCACTCTGGAAAATATTCAAGCATTGCATAGTTTAGATCTCCATCTTCTATTTCTTCATAGTCAGAACTTGGTACTCCTTCGTCTGCCCAATGTATTTGTATTCCAATGAAGTTTCTGAACTCATCTTCATACTGATGTCTAAGTACTACATTTGGGTCTACTTGTGATAGATACTCTACTAAGTGCTGGCAAAAGTCGCTTACTGGTGACCATGCAGATACTATATTTACATAGTCATCTGCACCATCTTCAATATGCGCCCACTTTGCTCCTACATTGTCGCAATACCAATTATAAGAATCATCTTCATCATACTTAGGCATAAAAGATAACTCATCAATACCAACATGCTCTTGAATTGTCATGGGTTTATCTTCCCAATTAGTGATTTCCCTTTCAACTGTTTTGTTTGCTACTTGATCTGCAAACTTATCTATTACTGCTTCGTTTCCTATTACAGTAATATAATTTGATACATGATTTGCCATGTTATCTCCTATTTAAACTCGGGACCGTTGTACCACTGAACCAGTGAGTATCGTGTTCCCTCTGTGACTTCAGTAACTCTGTGTTGCAAGAAAGAAGGAAATATTATAACCGTACCTCTTTTTCTTAACTGTCCTACAGGCATTTTTAGTTCTTGCCCTTGTGGACTTTTTATTTCAAAGTTACCACCTTTGTAATCTTTTGGATCTGATAAATTTACTGTAATAGATAATTTTCGAAAAGGCACTGCAGGATTCAAAGAAGAATCTGTATGCCAGTTATAAAAACCACCACTTTTATACTCTCCAAATTGAATTGTTTCTTTACCAGTTACAATAAAGTTCCATACTTCTAGGTTTGCTAATGTAGCATACCCTTGTAGCATAGTCTCTAAAAAATGTCCTTGTGGAAACCACGATACATTCGTAACTCTAGTTTTCTTATTATCGACTTTTTTATCAGTTGAAGCACCATATATTCCTGCTTCATCTAATCCATTTTCTTTTCCGAGTTTTATTATTTCATCACAGGCTTCATCGGATAACCTGTCTTTCTTTGAATACCAAAGAGGTACTCTATACGCGTGTCGTATCATATTTTTCTCCAAGTATCTTTCCACTTGCGTGTACTTAATTCATATAAGTATGCAGGGCGTTTATTGATATATAATATTCCTGCGTATAATTCAGTTCTATTCGGAGGTCGAGGGAGTTCAAATGGAAAAGGTATACCTTGAATCCATATCAAAGTAGCGAGTTCTTTAACTTCTACTTTACCTATTAGATGGTATTTTAAATCTGCTTTTACACTTTTTTCGTAAATGAAAAACTTTCCATTTGAGTCCACATAAAATCGTCCTCTGTGTTTTATTA